GTGACACTGACTAAAGAGCAAAGTGACACTTTGTATATTGTAAAAGGAATTGGGATTATCGCTGTGGTTATCGGCCATAGTTGGGGGATATTAGTTGGTATTACCAAACCTTACTTTTATCATATGCCTTTATTCTTTTTTGTGGGTGGTTTTTTTATTGATGGAATCACCCCATTCAAAACCATAAAAAAAACACTTTCAAAAATAATCATGTATTTTATTGTTACGTATTTAATAATCGGCATGGTTTCCGTTGGCATATCTAAGATATATGGAATAGGGTTTGGGTTACCATTTTCAGAACACCCCATTGAAACAATAATATCAATATTCAAAAACAACTTCCATAACAATGAATTGTTTTTAGTTGGATGGTTTCTTTTTGCATACCTATTGTCAAACATTATATCAACTATAATTATTTCATTGTCATTAAAAATAAAAGATACTAAAACACAAAAAATTACAATAATTGCAATATCAATATGTTTTGGATACGTATCTACAACCATCATGGCCGATATATATAAAATCACAGGTGAACAGATATATAACTTAACGTCTCAAGTTCTATATGCCACCATGTTTATGCTGATCGGGTGCTGCATCAATTCATTTATCTTACATTTTAAAAATAAAATTATCGCTTTAATTTTATTTATCTTGGTTTTATCATTATATTTATCTGGCCTAGCAAAACCAATGATAATGTCATGGAGTGCATATCCATCAGGATTTGTTGTTACAACCATTATGGCTCTACTATGCATACTACTAATTTTTTTTGTTTCCTCTGTATTTAATGGAACTTATTTATCAACTTTTTTAAAGGATGCAGGAAAGTATTCGCGAGGAATAATGTCATATCATTTATGTATATTTGTATTCCTCGACATGATTTTTTCGTTATTTGGATTATGGGACATGAGAAATACTAAAACTCTAGTTCATTACCATACTTTTTACACCCAATTATTATATCCATTTTCTGCAATCGCAATCCCATTACTTTTAGCAAGGTTATTATCGAAAGTTAAAAAATAAGTACAAGCCCCACCCACTAATTCGTTGTGTGAGTGGGGCTTGTAGTAACTTAACTGTCAGGAAGTCCAATGTTTGCTTTTTTAATTGTGCTTGCTGGGAAATTTAATATTTTTGTAGCTACTGTTCCGGCATCAAAATGATTCGCAATGATTATTGCGTTTTCAGTGTTGTTCCCTGAAATACCAACTATTGAATGCGTTATAGTGTTACCACTAAATAGTTTTGATCCACCTATTGAATTAATCTCTATTGGTGCCCCAATTCGAACACTAGAATTTGCACATGAAAATGAATTATTGATTATCTTGATTGATTTACTATCAGTAGTTGTATTTTGTTGCAATATCGCATTTACCAAAGTAGATGATTGTGTTTCTGATACATCATTGATACTATTGCCTTCTATTATTATCTCCTCAAAATCGACAACCCTAATCATTACATTGGCTGTTGCACTATTTAATTTCCCACCCTTTCTTGCTTGAATACCAGATATATCAATACGCCCAACAACACCTCCTAATTTTGAAGATTTAGCGTAAATTAAATTAGGAGAGGTGTCATACTGATCATCTTTAATCTTAACTCCACTCCTAGAGTTATTAATATAATAAACAAAATCATAAAGATACTCAACTCCAGTGATAACATTTGATTGAGAGAGCAAGTTTCTCGTGCCTGTTAAATAAAGAGCTGAGTTAGAAGTTCTGACGCTGCTATTTAGTGATCTCGGAGCACCTTCAATCCTGCAATTTGAAACTAATATGTTTTCAATTAGATTCAAATTAGAACCGCTATCATTTAAAGCCCTGAAGTATATGGCTTCTCCAGATTGTCCTTTGATAGTGCACCCATCAATAAATACATTTTTGATTGCTACACCAACCGCTCCAATATAGAAACCACTACAATTTCCAGCTCCAGTAACAAATCCAGATGGTAGATTAAATTCTGGTATGTTATTACCATCTGATATGCAGTTTATGAAATGCAAACCTTTCATTTCAAACCCACTTGGTATTGAAGTGAACGGATGGCCATGAATATTAAAACCAAACCCACAGTTACCACGAGCAATGCAATTTATGAAATATATATCAGAAATTGGTATGTCAGTAACTTTAAATCCAGCATATCCCCCGGTCGATCCTGTTCCTGTAACAGGCATATATGGCATGCCGTTTTCCAAGGAGATGCAATCAATTATCCTGACATTATCGCATCCGAATGAATTTGCAACTCCTGAAGTTACGGAAGCTAACCTAAAACCGTCTGAGTTCCGGTATGACAGACAATTTTTTATTGTTGAATCTTTCGCGCCTGTAATAAAAACACCATACACGACACCGTAAGATTTAACCCCGGCGCAATTGAAGCGTTCAATTTGTCTTTGCTCTCCAACTCTTAGCCCAATAGCAATGCGTGGAGGGTTCTCTCCTGGATCTCTCACTTCCCCATCAATTATCAAGCTGCCACCAATTGAAACATCATCAGCGTTAATATTAATTAAACTAGTTGTTGCAGCATTTCCATCTGATTTTAAAGTTACATTGTCAAATAAAATATTTTGCCCTTCTTGAACATCGTGTCCACCTGGCAATAAATAAACCCCTTCAGGGATAAATATTTGCCCAAAAGTTCCAGAAACAGACAATATTTTATTAAAAGCATCCCCGGAACTTTTTGCCCCCCCCCTGTCCATCCCAAACCATAACCCATTCAACGGACCATCAAACACCCTTTTCCAACGACCGCCATTTGTATCTACAAGAACTGTTCCGTCGTTATCCTGTGATACAACATCAGAGGGGTCAAGAATAAACACACCATCTGCACCGTCAAAAATATTTGTACGTCCCAGACATTTGATTTGATTTCCGCCAGCGTTGTAGGCCCTGATATCGGCGTAGAATGCACCACCAATTTTAGATGCGCCATCATCCGCAGCCAGTTCAATCATCACATCCGTAGCACTTCCGCTTTCCGGCAATACAGAAATCGGCTGGCCGCTACTGTTAAACGCAAGCAGCTTATTTGCTCTATCTGATACACTCCCCAGCATATTAATGCTGCTTTCAGGAACCCGTAGCGTGTGAGCAAAGTTTGCATCTATTTTCTGGTCAAGCACTTCATCACCAGCATGCCAGCCAGCAGTAGACGTAGCGACTGTATTATCCACATAGTTCTTCGTGGCCACGTCCTGTGGCTGTACCGGATCATGCAGGTTGCGGATATAATTACCCTGTGCATCATAATAATTAGCAATAGTTGACGGCTTGCACAATGCCAGGCCAATCCAGCGCAGTCCTTGCTGAATCAGCATTGTCAGTTTATCGAATGCGTTCTCATGCACTTCTGCAAAAAATTTACCCTGGTTGCGCAGATCGGTTTCCTGCGTAATCGAAAGAACGCGGGCCACGGATATTTTCCAGCCAGAAGACAGTGGTGACGGAAGAACAACCGTCCCGCCGTTGTACCCACCAGCCCCCGTTACTGTATAATCAGTATCCAGGCGCAGCGTAGTCAGAGTGTCATTAAGATCAGAGGTGGTTACTACCAGGTCAGTTTTTTTGAAGATACGAAACTGGTACGGAAAAACGGTAGTCGTCCCGTTACCTTGGTAATCATTGTGGTTTACTTCGGATGATACTGTCATTGCGTCTCTCTTTATGACAAAGCGCCGCCAGCGCCAGAATGGCGGGCGGTAGTTGGTGGCAATTAAAATTGTGCTAAATGCAGGAGAAGTAAAAATCCGCCTTCTAAGAAGGCGGCATTGGTTTCGCCCCAAAGGGGCGTACTAAAAAAACTTAAAAAGAAGTCTCTGCCTATTCTGTAAATTTAAATCCAAAGACAATAAGGCAGAGCCAAAGCCTGTTGATGACCACGCCCACAGGACGTAGTTTTCAGTCGGCAATAAATTAAAGCGGGTTAATAATCAGGGATTCCAGGCAGCACCTAAATCCGGAGCCTGTTCAGGCAGGACATCATTAGCCCGCCACCAGTAGGTAGATCCGTACTTACTTTGTGATCTGCTTTCCATTTTCTGCAGATAGCCAGGCGAAAAATACTCCTGCAGTTTATTAAAAATAAGATGATCAGTAGCGGCCTTTGTATACCAAAGGTTGGTAAATGGCGTGACGCCCTTGAACAATTTCAGCGCCTCCGCACCAAAGTCCATATCTTCGCCCTGCATCGCCTCCAGCAGGTTGCCCTGTGTCAGCCCGATCGTTTCCTCGCCAATCCCCACCATTGGCCCCATCAGTGACGCAATAATGCCACGCCCCGCCTGCGTCTGGTCGCTGAAAAGGAAATCGCCGTACAGCCCCAGAGCGCCACCTTTTAACATCGCCGCCAGCCAGAACCGCCCTTCGCTCATATCCTGCGGATTACGCCCGGAAATGACATTATTCAGTTGCATAGAGATTGCGCCAAGCACCGTCGTCGCGGCAATAGTCGATGCGATATATGCTGCTTTTCCGCCCGCCGTCGGCATACTGAAGCCGCGCGACCAGTGCCTGGCGACCATCGCAATCGGAAATGATTTGAACAGAAAGAAGCTGCGCACCAACTCCCCCTTTGCCGTTCCGCGCTGGATGTTATCCATCAGCCGCGCGCGGTCTCGGATACCCGGCGTCACCACCGCCATATCCACTTCTTCCAGCACCACGCCAAGCAACTTACGGGCGGCTTCGGAGCGAATACGTTCAGAAACGCCAAGGCTTTGCAGTTTAGCGTCGGGAATACGCATGATACTTTCAGGCGTCAGCATGGTGTTATTGCCGTTTCCCCAGTCCTCCTGTTGTGCCAGCTTCCAGGTTGCCCAGTCACGATCGGTGATGCCTTTTGACAGCAGCATCCGGTTATCCACAGGGTCGAGCGCAGACATCGCCGCGTGGTCTTTCGTCAGTTGCCCGATAGCGCTCATCATTGTGACGCCGTAGGCGCGTTTTCCGGCATCCGACAGAGCCGTTAACCCGGAGGCGCGGATCACCGTGGACGCCATTTTTGACGACCATGACTGCCCAAGGTTATCGCCACCCCAGCGGTTAACTGAGCCAAGTAATGACTCCATCGCCAGTCCTGCACGTCGAGCCATCCGCAGATCTGCTTTATTGGCAGGGTTCAGCGTGGAAATCATGTTGCGCGCCAGCTTCAGCATCGGCAGATTGTTTACCCGCGCAGTTATGCCCATCATCCCCCAGTCGGTCAGGGAGGTGATCACCGCAGACCCCAGTTTGCTGGCCACCAGCAAATTTCGCAGCGTATCGGCTGTTTCCGCGATGTGCCTGTTCGCCACCGGCAGCGTTTTACCCGCCACAAAGTCGTACAGATTTTCGGTGTTGATCCGGCTTTTTTCGATTTTCCCTGCATCCGTTGGAGTCACCTCAACGGTTTCTTTATAAGTCTTGTCCAAGAAGTATTTAAAGGTGTGATCCGGGTTAGGGCCGAAGGTTTCGACCAGTGCGATATCCTGGCTGACGCCACTAACATGCCCCTCAATAACCCGCCAGAAATTACGCTCGCCGTAGGCCTGCTGGTAACCCAGGTAAGACTGCGCATCCTTAAAGTGGATCTGCCTGGATTCGTTACCACGGTTCGCTCTCGCGCCGCCACCGGCTACCGTTCCTGGTTTTATCTTGTTAACGCCACCAGTAGAGATGGTTTTATACGCCTCAGTCAAAAACGCCTGCAGCTCCACATCATTCATCAGACTGCCGTCCGGGTTAACGTATTTGCTCCGGTTCAGTTTGCCTGCGATATCGGACACCCATTTTGCTTCACCTGCTTTTGCCACTTTATTCTGGGAATGGTGCTGTGGCAGGTTCCAGTCCTCCAGTTTTCCAACATCGCCGTCCGCGTCGTTAAAGCGACTGCGCAGGGATTCGGCGGTATCCAGCCAGGCTTTGGCCCCTTTCTTCGCCGCCGCATTGCCAGTGTCCTGACCGAAAATCTCAAACACGATGTCACGAACGCCCTGTTTATTCTCAAACAACCCGAATATTTTCGGGTCGCTGGCGTCGAACAAATCCTGCAGTTGTGCCAACGCCTGGTCGCGTGTCGCCTTGCCGCGCGTCTCCACAGAGAAGAAATTTGATTTACCGTCGGCACTGAACGCCAGCACCCGATTCAGTGCGCCGATTGCGCCATCCTTTCCCCTATAGCCGGTAATGTGCTGGTTGATGATATCGTGCGCCACTATTTGCAGCGCCACGCGGCGCTTCTTCAGTTTTGCTTCGGCCACCAGTTCATCGGATGCGGCTTTTGCTGCTTCTGTCAGCCGTGTGGCTTCTGATTTGGACTGCCACGCCATCCGGTCATCACGCGCCAGTGCGCGCATGTTGCGGGTAATTCTCTCTTCAATACCTTTGATTTCCGCCTGGTTAAGCGTGCGCCCCGCCGCTTTAGACACTGCCTTAATACATTCACTTCGCATTATCATCCCCCAAGAAAACACGCTACAGCGGCATCAAACAGGCTTGCGTCCTGCTCTGCCTGCCTGATCACCGCATCCGCATCGGCCATAACATCCGCTGCCCTGACCTCCACCATATTCCCGCCAGCATCCTCCGTCTGGATCACCATGTCTGGATTGGTACGCAAAGCATGGCTTGCCAGTTGCGCATCACCGTCCACTGTCGCCGCACTTTCATCAGCACTTTTTTCCGCGCTGGTCTTGCCGGGCGAAACTTCCGGTTCAACTGGTGCGGATTTTGGGGGGATATCTATGTTCTGTCCCAGTTCCTCCGCACTCTGACGGGTAACAGACTGTTTCAGGCGCTCAGGTACAATCCCCTGACGCAGGCGGGATATATCAGCTTTGGCCTCAAAATTCTTTCCACCCTTAGAGTGATCGGCCAGCGCTGTTTTTTTTGCGGCAATATCGCTTTTCAGCGCATCAATATCCCGGTTCAGGGATTTCACCCTGTCAACGTGCGCAGCGCGGGCCTGTGCAAGCGCCTTTCCGCTGCCTTTCGGAGGCTCGTTTTTCACTGCTGTAAGCTCGCCGGATAATGTCTCCAGGCGGTTTTCGCTACGGTGGATTTCCCCTGTAAGGGATTCGCGGGTGCCACGATCCATTAGCGCTGCGGCGTCGGGCTGAAGCAGCGCGATATGATCGCTGACTGTCTTTCCGGTTATGGCTGCACCGTCGTCCAGGTAAAAAAGTGGAAGATCAGGATAAAACTCACTGGCCTGCACCGACACATCGCGGATAAAGTCATTCATATCTTTGGGCATAAAATCCGCATGGCTGAGTATCCCGGAAACATCGACAGGACGTCCGGCGCTGATATCCGCCAGCGCCTTATTGACGGAGGCAACATGTTCCGTCCGGCTAATTGGGTCTGCCGGGATACCCGGCGCAGCGTCGGTTTCCACATGCAGCGCTGAGTTAGTGGTTAACGCAGCATCAATATCCACCTGGCTGACTTCCGGCGCTGGTGCTCTATCGCCAGTGCCTGTATGCAGGAAATGTCCGGCACCGCCAAAGGCAACGCCCAGCACCGCATCAACCGCCAGCGCCTGGCTGTCCAGTGCATGATACTGCCCCGCCATTTCCTCATAGCCCGCACCGGAGAGAATATCGTGCGTAAAGCCGCGCTGTGCCATTCCCATCGCCATGTTGCTGCCGGCGGAATAGGCAACGTCTCCGCCAAACGCCATTGCTTTCTCCAGAACGCCGGACGCAGCCCCCACGGAGCGCAGTCCAATAGACGCGGGGATTAACGTACCCGCGCCCGCCGTCAGCCCTGTCACCGTAGCTTTTTGCAGGGCGGTAGCCGGATCGACCCCCCGCGCACGCGATTCGGCATAATCCGCGCCGCCCTGCATCGTGCTCACCGTCACCGCGCCAGCCACCGGACCACCGAGACGGGAGCCAATAGCGAATTGCCCCCCCATATCAAACATATTGTTCAGTATCTGCCCGGCGGTACCTGTGGTTGCAGGGTTGGGTGTCGCGGCTCTTACGCTGGCTAATTCAACGGCGACTTGGTCATGAAACCACTGTTCTGTGCTGGTGCCAACGGCATCATCCAGCATACTGGCATATGGAGACAGAGTATCATCAAGACCAATCGCCAGACTGAGCGCGGGCTTATTGATAGCGCCATTAACCAGACCTTCAAGGGGAGACAACAGCACGTTATCAAAAAACCCGGCTTCCTGAGGGAGAACCGGGTTTTCGACGGCCAGCGAAAGCTGGTTTCGCTCTGATGTTGGATCAAGGCCAAAATAACTCATTTCGGAATGTCCCGGATTTTATTTTCGGTTATGTCCAGCACGACAGGATTTCCATCATTATCGATAAGATAGCCTGTCCCGTAGCGTACAAGATAACGGCTGTCGCCGAAGCTCTGCAGAGAGTAGTTAATCGGGTCAACCCTGACGCCCTTATCTACCACCTGAGACATCCATGCCTTGCTTATCTCGCGATCAAACCGATCGGGACTCATACCCCACGGCAACATGATTTTACCCATACCCTGGTAATCGTAGATACCTCCAGTGGCTACCGACATTGCCTCTTTAAATAGCCTGTCGTTATAGCTGCCAGATATATCCCCGGCGCGTTGGCTTTTCCCCGCGTAGTAATCCAGCGCGACCTGGTATGCACTTTCAGCGCCCTGGGTATCACCGGCGAACGCATCACCTACGTACTCAGAAAACGCCGTCCGCATATCGCTGTCCTTAGGCATGGCTATCCCCTTTGCACCATCAGCGCCTTTGCGTGCCGGATTGCCTTCAAGAATGATTTGCGCTGCGTCCTGTGGTGTAACGGAGATATTGTCAGAAAAGGTATTTCGTTCCGTCACCACATTACCGGGCTTATCCATTATCAGCCCTGCGACAGCAAATGAAGGGCTTCCGGATGTCACCTGCTGCAACGCGGCTTTATAAACGACGGGATCTTTAATTGACTGACGCATCGCATCAAGATAGGCCACCTTCTGGCCTGACGGAGCATCTTTCAGCAGGGAAGTAAGCTGGACGGCTTCTTCCTTGCTGAATACCGCCAGCGGCGTCTGGTACTGAACCACCAGATCAGGAGCCATATCAGCGCGCTGCTCCAGACCGCGGGTTAACGACTGCGGGGATCTGATATCCAGCGGCGACGCAATATTTTGCTCCTGGGCATAACGGACAGGATCATCATGCCGAACGGCATTCACATGCTGAATTGCCTGCGCCAGCGACTCATACCGGGAGACACCAGCCGCATAACCGTCACCTGGGATTGGTTTCCTTTCTTCCAGCAGTGCCAGTTGAGAAGCAACAGGCAGGGATTTTACCACGCCGATATCCGATCCAAGCTGTTGCAGCCTTTCGAAATCAGCGTGCTGCACCAAACCATCATTGTAACCATATGCCCGGATAAAATCCTGCTGCGATGGCGGATTGGGAAAATCGACGCCGCGCGTATACGCCGCGCTGGCATCTTTCACACGTCCGGTCAGCTCCGAGCGATACTTAACCCGCGACTGCTCATCCAGTGCATCTAACTGACGCATCACTTTCGCCTGGTCTGCGGTATTCAGAGCGTCAAACCAGGCGGAGCCGGTATAGCGTTTTGGCGCGTCAGGTGATGCAGGTAGCTGCGTTGCGCCTAGGGCAGCCTGTAACCCGGTACTGATTTGTTGGTCGGAATAGCCAACCTCTCCGTTATTCTCCGTAGCCATAATGGCTTTACTCACCGTTGAAAGTGTTTTGATGTTCGACAAGTTTAGCTTTTCATTGTCTGATACACCCAGCGCCGATGATACCTTTTCAATATAAGCCTCCGTATCGTTGCCATCTTCGGGAGGAGCCCAGCGGGAAATAATCTGCCTGGGTGTTACAAATCCCTGCCGCTGGTAAGACAGCAGGTTTTTACCCAAAGCACGTATCCCGTGTTCCGGAGTGGCGAATGTAACGAACTCGCCGTCATCACCCGTCTGCCCGTCCCAGGGATTTTTTGATGTCCGCAAATTTCCAGGGTTATTGTTCCAGATACCACACGGTTCTGCGCTGCCAGAGCCAGACACCCGCTGAGAACCAAAATTATCAGCCGGTTCCCCATTTTGCATGCGAACGGCCATATAGTTAGCGCCTATAGCATTGGCTGCAGTAGCCATGGCGGTTTTTTCTTTAAACTCCATTTTTTTTGCGGTGATCTGCTCATCACTCCAGCCGCGTGCTGCGCCAAACTGTTCTATCTGCTGGAACGTCTGCTGATTGGCCGAAATATATCCGGCATTATCGCCGTGTAGCGCCGCCGCGTTCTGCGCGTTATTCGCCAGCGTCGCCTGGAATTGCCCTTCCTCATACGCGTTAATCTGGCCGATTTCATGCCGTCCTGCCTGCGTGGTGAACTGGATACGCTGCTGTTGCGCATGCTGCAGGAACATATTGCGGGCGACATCATCCGGCAGCGTGCCGGCAATCTCCCCGGCGGCGCTGTCAAACATAGCCGTGTACTCCTGACCTTTGCCGATAGCGTTTTTGCCCTGCAGGTTTAACAGGCCTTTTTCTGGGTCATTCATCATCACGCTGGCGCGCTGGCTGAGCTGCAACGATGCATCCTGCGCCAGAGCGACATTTGCCCGCTGTTTGGCCTCCGCAAATACACCAGCGTATTTACCCGCAGCATCGGCCAGTACATCGCTAATTCCTGCGCCGGAATACGCATTAAAACCACCCGTCGATACGCCGTGGCTCTGAACCTGTCGCCCGGCGACTGTAGGTACAACTGGCATTATAACCCCCCTGGTAATCTGGTGCCTTTGGCGGCGCTAAGGGGTGCAGCTTTACTCTGCGTGAATGGATTCCAGCTACCACCGCCAGAGTTATATACACCGTACGCTTTAAGCGGCGCAGTCAGTAACGTGGAGAATGCACCCACGGTTCCCTGCTGCTCAGCAGCATCCGCCTGTGCGCGAGAGTTAGCTGCCTGAACCTGATAGCCATACGCTTCACGCTGGGCATTGTTCACCGTGGTCAACGCATCCAGTGTGCCGTATTGCGTGGTATCACCGAAAATATCCAGCGAGGAGCCGCTACTCATCTCCCCACCTGTCGCCCCCAGTGCTGCCGCTTGCTGTCCCTGGCGCTGGCGCATCTCGCGGCGCTTTTGCTCTGCATCGGCATTACCCCGGTTGATGGCATCATTGGCCTGTGCGTCAGCCAGTTTCGCATTCTGATTAGCAACATCAGCCTGATATTGCCCTGACTTATATTGGTTATAAGCAGACACGCCGGAAGCGGCCAGCGTCGTGACCGCCAGCGCAGTAGTTGAGCACATTATTTTCTCTCCAGATGAAAACGGTGAAATGGAAGCCCCAGCATGCCGTAAGGCGCTGGCTCCTCAAGCCGGAATCCCAGCCAGCGCAGCCAGGCTATCGCAACGTGGTTACGGGTATCGACATAATTTTCAAGGCGCGGGTAAACAGACAAAAAGACATCAACAACCGGGCGACACTGGCGCAGGAAAGTACGCGGATACTGCTCCAGTGCGTCGGTACTTACCAGCCACGGAAGACCGCAACCGCCAATCATGGACGCTGGCGCAACGCCAAAAATGGTGACGACATGCCCGTTAATCAGTCCTGCGCATGCAAACGTTGATACCCGCAATCCCAGCTCCAGCACCTGCTCAGGCGTCTGGCCGGTTACGGCAAGAAACTCCAGAATGTCTGCCTGGCGAACGTAAGGGAGGATGGCGACAATATGCTCCCGTGTGGCGGGAACGATCTGCACATCATGCATCAGCGACCTCCCACCGTCAGCGATGGGATGATCGCCAGTACCGACAACGGCAGCGGATCAGTTTGCCTGATTTTCACCCGGCTGTTTTTATCCCAGTTGCTGTCGAGTTTTACCTCAACTTTCCCGGTAGCGTCATTCACCGGATCATCATAAAACTCAAATTCGCGCTGTGGATACTCGTACCATTTCCCGCCTGGCGTCGTCGCCCATATTCCACGACTGGAATTTACCAACATGGTCACGGCTGGAATGATCTGCTTTTTGTCCAGCAGGGTTTCCTGCCCGGTGATATTGATATCCAGCGTTTCAAGCTCTGCCGTAACGGGTAAACCGATATGCACCACCGCACCCGGCGATTCGAGTGTCACCACGCCGCCGGAAACAACCTTTTGCGGCTCTACACTGGCATCCGAGAGGATATTGACCGTTTTCCCCTCGAGGTGCGATAACCCTCCAAAGGACAGGCGCGCCATCCGCCAGCCAGAGGTGGCGACATTCCGCAGCCCGGCAGGAACATTGCGGTTGCACAGTACCGTCACCGTATTGCCGTTGGTAACGCTGATAATATCGCAGCGCAGCTCCATATCTTCGGTACCGCCTTCCCCCGGGTCAGTCCCGGTATAGGGTATCTGAATCTGCGCGCCAACATCCGTACTGACAAAATACGACGCGCCAGATACGCTCAGGGTATAGCTTTCACAATAATCCCATTCTCCGCTTCCACCGCTGATCGTTACCGTCCGGGATTTATCGGTATTTCGCCCGTCGTAGCTCAGCCCACAGTCAACGAAAAACGCATCCATATCATCGCTGAACAGGCGGCTGGAGAGACGCTCGATATAGCGTACGCTGGCCCCGTTAATAGTCCGGTTAACCACAAAATAAACGACATCTTCGCTGCCCTCGCTGATACTGCAGGTGCTTTCGAATTTCCCGTCACCGGACTGCGGAGCCCAGGCAAAAACCTGCTGTTCGCGCAAATAGGTCATCACCAGCAGCTTGCCGTCGTCACGGATACAGAACGCGCTGGAATACGGCACGATAGAAAACGACCAGTCAACAATGCTGTGCTTTTCAAATAGGTGATTGGCGAGGATAGTTAGGTCGGTTCCCTGATATCCGTCAACATCAAAAGAGTACGCCAGGTCGCGCACCACGCTGCCTTTTTCCTGGATAAACAGCGCGATATTTGATACCGCAATTGGCGGGGCATTACTGCAACCGTTCGCCCCCTGTGAGCTGAACGTGAAAGCAGAGGGCGTAAGTACACTGTTCTGATCGCCCTTAATCACAAACTCACCGCCGGAGGTGAGCACTACCAGCGAGCCACCAACGTCAATCAGGTGGCGGATTTCATTCACTTGCCGCCCGGCGTAGGTTTTTGTGATCCGGTCGTCGTCCTGCGTCGGATTTGATTTACCAAAATCCTTATAATCCCCGGTACGGCTAGCCCAGATAGTTTGCGGATATGCAGATGATGCCGCAAAGTACAGGCGTTCCTGGTAATAAACTACCGTACCGGGGTAGCCGTTTACGCTGTTCCATGCGTAGCGCGCCCACTTAAAACTGGCATTACCTGAACCGACAACCTGAGACGGGATATACGAAACCACGCTGGCGGTGGCGCTGAGTCCGTTCCCGGCGACAGCAGTAATTTTAGCAATGCCAAATCCGCTGTGCAGGTATTCCCACTGTATCCCGGTATCGTCGTCGCCATCACCGCCCCAGCCATCCCACGCCATACCCTCAGTATGCGACGGCCTGAGCGTGCCAGTTTTTCCGCTGGTGTTCGCCCGGTAATAGTTGCTGTCTGCGCGGCGAATATCATCCGTATCCGTTGATTTACTGGTTTCCCACACTGGCACCGAATCAACAGCCGGCTGCTCCAGATAAAACAGCTTGCCTATCTGTTCGCTACCGAAAATCGCCGATGTAGCTGTTAGTGTGATTGTTCCTGTGCTGGCGCTGGCGTAAACCTTGATGGATTCGTCAACGTTGATATCCTCGAACGGACCGTTCTTCGTGACCACATCCACCAGTTGCCAGTTGGTATGGGAATAACGCTGTAACTCTTTTGGCGGGTATGATGGATGAACGACGGTCAGCACATCCGCACTTTGGGTAAACTTCAGCTTAAAAAGGTCGGCCTCTGCGTAAGGCGTCGATATCTGGTAGATGCTACAGTTACTGTTCAGCACCTGCCCGCCATTCATAAACACCCGCATGTACTTATCGCCGAACTCCAGCGCATACGTCTGCACGGTAGAAAACTGAAACGGGATCAGGCGGCATTTTTTATCCGCGTATCGCGCTGGCGCAATAAATCGCGTACCCGGACGATTCTCAAGCCCGCCATATTGTCGCACAATAAAATTATCGCACTTGCGTAGCGCCACCTGGTACTTTGCCATATCTATGCGGCCATATAGCGACGGGCCAATCTCGCCCCCCGCAAAGCTCGGCTGAATCCATGAAAAAGGCATTATGACAACCTCGCGATGGTAAATTCAGAATCCAGCTGCGGCGGTTCCTGCGATTCATTCATGCTATGAGCGCCAGCGGTGAGAATAACGCCGCTGTACATTTTTAGCGCGTTATTGCCCAGATCTGCGCTGCCTGTCAGCGGCATAGCAATTTCCGCCGCAAGCTGCCACGCCAGCGCATTTCTGAAGATTGCATCAAACATATTGACGTCCGTCACCCGCCCGACGTATTTGAGCCAGGCATCCTCCTGATCCGTATAAATCAGCTTGCTGGTTCCATCACCATCGGCCCCGACAGAAAACTGGATACGCGCAACCGACGGAGGATTGCGCATGCCGGGCATCATAATTTCAGTGATGCGCATACAGTCTGTGGGGTACAGATACGCATATTGCCAGTCTGGCGGCGGAGTATTGGTATCAGCCAGCGCCACCCGCTTTGTTGCAAAGTTCCAGTCAAAATCCGATAGCACCGTATCTAGGCAGGAGTCATAGTGCAGGCTACAGGAATCGGCTTCTTTGCTGGCCTCATCCAGACTGTTGATCGTCCGGTTGTTGCCGATCCGGCTCAGTGCGTTGTTGCAGATTTCAATAACTGAGGCCATCAGTCGCCCCCGTAAAGCGTATCCGCCGCAGATTTAGTTGGCTGCGAATCCTCCCCGGCAATAGCCATATCAGTTATCTGCAGTTCGGCGCGTCGGTATGCCTCTTCGTTGTCCTGCCGTACAGATGTCGATTTAACGATGGCCTTAGCAGAGATAGTGACCACCTGCCCCACAGCAGGTAAATCCGCACCGAGTTTATTCAGCGTTTCATTATCCAGGCTGATACTCAGCCCCCATGGATAATCATCGCGGGTATGCGTCTCACCCTTTTCGTCCTGATAGCTGTCAGTACCTGTTTTCAGGTTTATCAGTTCCATAAAATTCGCTCCAGCTAAAAAGAAAGGGCCTTGCGGCCCTGTTCAGATTTACACACCAAGTTCTTTTCGCTTATCGGCGATTTTTTTACGCAGCGTATCGGCTTTGGTGCTGGGGCGCGGCTTCTCCTGAAAAAGCAATTCGTACTCTTCACGAAGTTTTGACAGATCACCATCTTCGCTATCTTCGGTATTGCCTTCAGGAACGGGAGCGATGATGGCAGCTCCATCTTCTTTCATCGCTTTTGCCGCATCATTCAGCGGATCCAGCTTACTGCCGGGAGTGCCGAGAAAAACGATCTCTTCCCTCGGTTCAATCAGCTTGCCGTCAATGAACGATTTTTCCAGCACCCGGTATTTCGGTTCGGACATTCTTCTCTACTCCTTAAGATGCGCGGGACAGGCCGTCGGTATACGGGGTATTGGCATCTACAGCCAGATTAATACCAGCCGTGAAGGCCCCTGCCGTTAATGGCCCGGTAGCGACCACATAACGCAGCAATAAATAACGCTCGCAGCCTGGTGGCACATGAATATTCATCCGCCAGCCCTGTACCAATTTAGCCACCGGGACAGGGGTAGACTGGAAAATAGTGGTTGCCGACGGAAAATCAGATTCAGTATCGGTATCCAGGAAGAACTGCACCGTTGCAGCGCCGGATGCGGTCGCCGTCTTGACGGCTGTGATGAATAACTCTAACGGGTAGCCAACACCAATATCGCGCCGGGGTCCAGCAAGCGGCCCTAAATCTAGGGTGTCAGTTGATGTAATCGAAGCCGTAACGGCCTGCGCCTCAGAAAACAATAACTGCTTGTCAATAATCATGTTATTTCTCCGGTTATGATTTACTGAACGCGCGATTCGGTATTCAACAGCGCATCGCATTCACGGATCGGAACACCACGGAAATCGTTCCAGAAGACACCTTCCGTTTCTTTCACCTTGATACCCAATGACGGCTTTTCCATTGCCTGGGTATCCAGATACTCCGCGATATCCTTGTTCATGTAGAAGGAACACTTACCCATCTGGCGGTTAGGCAAGCGATGCAACGCCTTAGCCATCAGCTTACAGATATCCGGCGCACTGGCGCTGCCGTCAGCCAGATCGCTGGTATCCAGATTTGCGATGCGCACCACATAACGCCAGTCGCGCAGTGTCATCCCGGCATCCCACTTGTAATGGGTGCGGTAACCTTCGTATTTACCGCCGTTGGCGTCGATCAGTGTCTGCTGCCCTAAATCCTCGTGATTCAGCCCCGCTTTTGAGCCTTTCGGGAAAATGCCGTGGACGGTATTTTCGCCCCAGCACATCAGCCAGATGGACGCGTTATCCGTCTGCGCCCCGCCAGCGTCGATGATGTTTTTACCGTTTGCGGCACCCTTATCGCTGTAGCGACCGGACAGCCCCATAAAACGCTCAGGGTTGATACTGGTATCGCCGTAAAAAACCGTTTCGGACATGTTCTGGTTCATCGCCTCCAGGAACGCGCGATCTTCGGAGAGTCGAAACTCAGAGGTGTTGCCGTTCAGGTCAGCCAGCGCCTTGTCAACTTCCGCGTAGGCTTCCAGCATCCCGCACGCATCCGTTACCTGGACTGTGGTGGATTTGCTGGGCTGAACGCCGTAGTTGAGCATGCGCCAGGTGGTGGACGGGAGTCCGGTACGTACGGTGGTGCGGTGCCCCGTTGGCAGATTACCCTCAACCCACATCATGTCCTGCAGGATAGGGTTGGTCTGCGCCAGCAACTCTACGATCTTATCGATCTTGCCGTTAGGATCGGTTCGCTTCGCCCAGTCGGTCAGAGTGAGCGCATTAATGCCTTTTACCGCCATTGGTTATTTCCTCATTTTTTACCATATAAAACTTCAGCGGCACTTAGCTGACCGCCATTCCCCGGTTGCACCATGCTATCTTCAGCCATGGCTTTACCTACTTTGACGCAAAACTTCACCAGCTCTGGGTGGTTGCCCAACCCGGTACCCTCCAGATACGTTTTAAGCTCTTTCGTCCCGAAGGTATCAACCGCACGCTGCGCGGCGGATAAATTAGGTACCAGCTTGTCGCCACCGATTTCTTTATCGGCTTTAACCTCCTGCGCCCAGGTCTCTGTCTGCTGCTGCCAGGCTTCCGTCTGCCGCTGCCGCACACCAGCAAGAATCTTCGGGTAGACATCCACCAGCTTCTGCGCCTGTTCCTGCGTCAGGTTAAGATCACGGGCCACCGGCTCAAAATCAGCCAGCGCAGCGGCATCAATCTCGCTACCTTCAGCCGCCTGAAACTCGTATTTTTCTGGCGCGCCCTGCGTTTTATCGTCCTTGTTGGTGTCAGGTTTTTTGCCGTCAGCGTCAGGCTTGTCGCCATCTGATGACTTGGCATCTACAACATCTTTTTTGGAGGCATCCGTCTCAGTCACAACAAGCTCTGCCGCCGGGGTTGGACTACCGCCAGTTGCTGCTGTATCTGCTGATGCCGCAGCAGGTGTGCCACCATCGGCTGGCTGCTCATTGCACAGGCGGCGATAAACCAACCGCTCAAATAAATTCATACTCACTACTCCTCTTTGCTGGCCTCTGCAGCCATAAGTAAATAATTATCAGGACTAGCCGCCATCACACGGCTGAACATCGCCAGAGCCAGATTTCGCTGCCCCTCGTTAAATGCTGCAATGTGCGGGTCGGCGTGGAACGTAGTGGAAAAAACCTTTCCGCGCTCCAGCAGCCACCAGATAACGCGCCGCCCGGCGTCAGTGCTCATCACCTGCCGGATATCATCTGTATCGCGCTGCTCTCGCTCACGGTGGCGCTGTTCTTGCCCGGCAAGCCGCGAATCATCTTCGTCATCCGAATCTGTCATTGCTGCGCTCCTGCTGCGTTCGCCAGCGCAGTAAGCGCGCTCGGTTCGCTGGTTTGAGTCTCGCTGAGTGTTTTAGCGCCCTGCGCTGCTGCCATCCCCATTACCGCCGCCTGCTGTGCCTGCATCTGCTGCTCTCGCTGTTGGCGTGCCTGCTGCGCCTGCTCTTCCGGGACAACAACCATGGGAGAAACGCCGGACATATCGGCGTAAGCGTCGATAGCCTGATCGGCGTTGAGTTTATCCAGTGCGCCGGGGCTGAATTGCGCCATGTTTCCGACAAATGCAACAAAACGCTCAAGGCTACTCAGGCCGATAGCCTTTTGCGCCTGCGCCATCACGGAGATGTACTCCACCCGTAGCGGCGTTCCCTCCAGTATTTGCGGTGGCTGCGGGAGTAGATTTTTGCGTTCCATGATGGAGAAAGTGCGTTCGATAAGCGGGTTAAGCAGCTCATCGTTCAGACGCTCAAGCACCGGCCCCAGCATCAGCAGCTTTTCCTCTTTCATCTCCACAACCGCTTCGACGGGCATCGAGCGGGTATTCACGTTCTGCAACATCATGAAGAGATCGACGAAATAGCAGCGGTCAATTATCTGGCGTGTATCCTGAATATCGGCCATCAGATCGCCGGTATTCGGGTTCACAAGATACGCAGGTTTTAACCCGTCTTGCCCCGTTACCTGGTCGATATACGTGATATCTCCCGGAAGCAGAGACACGCGCTGGTTACGCAGGGATGCAGGCCCAACCATAGGCGGATTGGTTGCTTTATCTATAAGCTGGCTTTTGCGCCGCTGCTCAAGCTGCAAGGCTTTGATTTGTCCCAGCGCCAGCATGCCTGGGCAGTTGCTGCCGTAGACATCCTCGCCGTTGATTTCCCAGCGAGGGCAGAGATTCGGGAATTCGTCGAAGCCTTTCTCGCTAAGCAGCTTGTCGCCATCCCCGCCCTTTTCGTAGTAAACCGACTTAAACAGCTTATTCTTCGAGTCCAGACTCCCGGTATCACGATCAACGTTTGGGTAGACAAAGTGGATGACGTCTATCCATTGCTCGTACTGGCCGGAGTCCCACAGGCTGCGCACTGAGGTACTCACATTATCCAGCCCGAACTGCGCCACAATCTGGCGTACGGTCATAGAAAATTCGCGACAGTCGGTGTCTACACTCAGACGCGCATTGTTTGACAGATAAAAACTGCCTAATGGTCGCGGGTACGTGCGGATCACATCCTGATCATCTTCCACCAGCGACATAGAACCGCTGGCAAACGTGCCAAGCTGTGCGTATATGATGGGGAGTGACTGATACAGATTAGAGCGGTTAAATACCTCGTTCATCCGCCGTTGTACCGTCTCGCACCAGATTTTCACCGGGGCGTAATCCATCATATCTGGATCCGGCGTTGCGAGCCTGAACCATGGCCGGGCGGGGCTGGTGATACCAGACATCATGCCGCTTGAGAGCGTACGGTGCGCCAGACTGCCTTCAGGGTCGATAATACGGGTATTACGGCGGTCGCCTCGATTCGCGTCGCTGGTCAGGAACCTGGAGCCGCGGGGGTTGATAAAATCGGACAGATCGCGCCAGTGCGCCTCAAATGACGTACGCTCTTTCTTGAGTTGCCCCAACTGCGCGTTAAGGCGTTGCTTCAGTGATTCCGCCATTGGTCATCGCCTCACTGACCAAGCAGAGTTTTACCGCTGGTCTTTGCTGTGGATGTGTCGCCCTGCGAGCCGGTTAATAGCGTGGAGCTTCGCCCGGCAGCAGCACGGCGGCGGCGCGTCTCTTCGTCGCGGGCATCGATAACGGACTGATCCTGTTCCTGCGGCGCGGCCTGGATTTCAGGCGCAGCGGGCGCGGAAGGTTTTGAACCAACACACATGGAAGGTCTCCTGATTGAGTAATGAAATGGTCGCAGCGCGTCAGGCGCTGGCGTAGGGGTCGTAATCGGAAATGGTTTTTCCAAGCTGATAATTCGGGGGAAGCATTGATTTTTTAACGACGGGTGCGGCATAGGTCAGCACGTAGGCGTCGGCATTGTTCGGTGATCGACCAAGAAGTTCCTTGACCTCTTCTTTTTCCTGCAGAACCTTACGACTGTCTTTTAGCCGCACTTTGTACTCTGGCGCGCTCAGCTCGTCGGCCAAGTCCTGGCTGTCCAGTTGCGCACCGTCATCCAGTGCATCACGCGCGGCTTTGTACATCTCACCGCGCTTGTTAGCCATCTCAGGGTCTGCTGATGCGCTGCCGAAATGAACCAAGATCCAGGTTCGCCCCCAACTGTCACCGATTGACTTCAGCCCGGTACCATATGCGTAATCGAGAAATACAGCATCGGCACCTGTTTCATCTTCAATGTCGGCAATTATTTTTGCGAACCAGATATTATCGTCCGTACGTTGCCACTCCCCCTTTTTCTTGCAGTGCAAGCCCTGGCGTAAATATATAACTGCCGGGTCGACGCCTCGATCAGCCGGGTCAACGCCGAGGATAATTGGGGCGTGGGCAACATCCCGCGCGGGGATCACTCGGCCCACTGCGGCATCGGTGAGAGAGGAAGAAATAAACTGTTTCTCAGAAGAAGATGGAAACTGGCCACGAACGCGAACTTTGAAAAAGTCGCTATCCTCGCCGTAATCCTCTTCCCATTTCTGAATTTGCTCTTTGTTGGTACCCTCGACCATGCGGCTGTCAATTTGTTTACCGCGCCAGCGGTGCTTGTGCTTACGGAAACACTCGCGGAACCGGCCAACATTGCGCGTCGGGTTACCAAACGCCACCCAAATAATTTCGGTATCTTCATCTGTCAGCGCGCCTTCGGCTACTTCCCATACAAGATCCGCGATATTTGATGCTTCGTCAAAAATAACGATGATGCGCTTACGTTCGTTATGCAACCCGGCGAACGCTTCGGTGTTGTGCTCACTCCATGGGATGGCGTCAGCACGCCAGCGTTTATCATGCCCCGCAGCATTGCTGTACATCGCCGTCGCAGTGCAGGTGAACCAGTGCGAGTTAATCGCCAAATTTGACCACTTGATAACTTCCGGCCAGGTCTTCGTGTGCAACTGATTTTCAGTGTTAGCCGTGACCACAACTTTACAGTCCTCGCACGTCGCCATTCCCCAGTTGATCAGCATCGAGATAAACGCGGATTTTCCAATACCGTGCCCTGATGCACGCGACATCTGAAACGGCTGGTGGCGGGTTTCAGGATTCTGCAGATGCTGGCCCAGTTCCGCGAACGCTTCATCTTGCCACTTACGCGGCCCGCTAGCGTGCGACAACTCAGTACCCACCTCACCCCACGGAAACGCATATTTCGCATATCCAAGCGGATCGTGGGTAAATCTGGCGATATCATCGATGAGCTGGGCTTCGATATCGGCATCCGTCCTGCCTTTTGGATGTTGTTGCCCCTCATCAATCAATCGCCACCTCCCGCCGCACGCCTGCGGGCTTTTGCCATACGATCGGCCAACGTCACATTGACGTTATGTTCATGCACTTCTTTAAAGGCGTTGACGTTAACGTGCTTGCCCAACAGCGCCAGGTTCTTCACTTTGTCCGGCCACTTGATCTTTTTCAGAATGTACTCAGTGGTAGTTTCGTCGTGATTGACGGTCGCAGACTCGATATCCAGCCCGCACAGCGACGTGCGCCACACTTTCGGCCAGTCGCAAATTGGCTTCAGCCCGCCGCCGTCAGCGAGAATATCGGCAACATCCATCTGATCGATTTCCGCCAGGCGACGCAGAACATAATCGACGTTGATGTCGGTGCGCTCGTTGCGCTGCTCTTTGAGTTCATTGATGCGCTGCTGGATACCAGGATTAGCCATCAGTTCAGCGCTGGTTACGTGCGCACGCTTTACGGCGTACCCGACGCGGACGGCAGCCTGCGTAGCATTCAGATCGACCAGAAACTCCCGGCAAAACATCTCATGCTTTGCTTTCAGGCTCTTAGCCATGACCAGGCCTCCCTATGCTGGATATTGCGCGTACAGCAACTGAAAATGCGGCCCGTCTTTCAGCGTTTTCCAGTCCCCACCCCACTCTACGGGGATATGCAGCTCCCGGCTAACTTGTTTCACGACGTTGGCGATCTGCTGGTAATACGTCCACTCCCAGCTACCTGCTGGCGTCGGATAAGCAAAAACATCCACGGCGTGCCCGGTCAGGTGTCGCGAATTCATCGTTTGCGATTTGCCTTCCGCCACCAGTTGCTTCTGACGCTCAACCATACGCAACCCTTCCGTAATACCAAAATCCACGGTCGACAGCTCCAGCGCGCGACGCATCACTTTCACTAATTCAGGGTGTACGCCGACCAGATTTTTTTCACTGCGTGCCGAAAATTTAAACGTCATTGATTGCTCTCCTGTTTTTTCTGCCTGAGCGCCTGAACGTCGATACCGAACCGTTTTTTCAGCACCCAGAACGCCACTTCTTTAAAGCCTTTGTACCCCAGCATCCCGATGACGAATGCCAGTTCGTTGTGATTGACCGTCACTGCGCCAATTTCCGGCAGATTCAGCACGATATTTGGCACCCGCGCTGCAACGAAAATCATGATGGTGGTGCCGATGAGCACATCGCCACACGCTTCGCGCAATTTACCGCCCCAGTAAAAAATGCGGACGAACACACCCGCCAGCACCAGCAGAAACAGGTCGAACGGGGTCTTGTGCTGGCGGTACATTTCAAGGATTAACGCCAGCGTTGGCGGTGAATTAGGCATATAAATATCCCCGGCCAGCAGACGCGAACGCCGGGCCGTTATGTGAAAAATGTGAGTGGAAATATTGCACTACCCGGCAATGGCCAAACCTGCGGACGAACCGTAGACTACGGTGATAATTTGTTAAAAAATGGCCTTATTTAACATAATGTACATTAAGAACCACGCGATCGGCACTCGCCGCCGGATTGCAGCGAATGACGTATTTACGCGGGTTAAGTGGTCCGAAACGGACAAAAACGAGTGAATAAATCGTGCATAAAACAGGGTGCAAATTGCATAGCGTTTTTTCGCAGCGAAAGCCCTGTTTTATTAACTTTTCCCCAGGAAGGCGAAAAGAAAAAAGCTCCGGGGTTAGTGGAGCCTTTCAGAAGTCGGAATACAATTCCAGACGCTACAACCATAACACATGTTTTTGTGCGCACACAACGTTTTCAGGTAATGCAACTTCGTAGTCCATATCCAGTCTGATCCCCTGCAGGGTCAGAGCCCCCGATAAAAACGCCTCAGATGCCCTCAGGGACGTTCTTACACTAAGGTGGCTGCACTGCATTGCCTCGGCGATTGAACGCGTTGATAAACCGCCTATGAAACGTAAGCCAAGGATCAGCAGGTCGTCATGCGGACAAACCATACTCATATGCGCGATGCAGGTGTCAATTGCCGCGCCGTCCTCGTCGGTGCAGCCGGGCTTTCCGCTGAACGGTACACGTTGAGGTGTCACCGACATCGAGGGCCAGTCAACCATTGAACAGTATTCCTCGCTCGCAGCCCACCGCCCCCACCGCTCCAGAACAAGTTGCATATCTCTGCGCATAATTAACCGCCCTCTACGTTTTGCTACAAAAAAATTTTTCTACTGCGCTTTACTCGTTGAACTCCAGGTGCCCCCTAACACTGGTGTTTGGCCCGTCGGATAAATCAAGCTGGAAGTTGTCATCACAGACAGAGCAACCGAGGTTAATTACTACCGTCGCGCCATTTTCATGCGCTCGCATGGCAACATTGCGAATAAAAACCTGATTACTCGCACAGCGCGGACAGGCAACTTCGTTATTTCCGTCGATATGGTTTTTTAATCCTGAAATTTTCATGCTATTTACCTTGTTTTTGGGAGTTTTTTTTTACCTGTTACCACCGTAACCACCTGTTTATACTAAGTTCTAAACTGACCTATATATATTACGCGCACATATATAGTAATAGGTGGTAACGGTGGTAACGGTGGTAACAACCCTTAAATTTCATACAGTTAATTTGTTACCACCTTGCCCTTACAGGTGGTAACAGGTGGTAACGCTGCTATCCAAACCTTCATTAACTTGCCTTCAACACGTCGTGTTTCGCGCTTATAACCGCAATTTTGCAAAACATTGCTAATTCGCATTTCTTCACGCTTTCCGATATTCCGCGGGTCAAGGCCGATCGCCTCCCGTAAAACGTCGCTTGCGCGTAAAAATTCGCAATTTCGCGGAATGTCGTTAGTCATCAGGTCAGGGGTATCGAGCCATTTCTCGACCGTTTCGAGCCAGGCGTCCTTAATGGTGTACTGCTCGTGGACAGTTGCGCCGAGGCGCTCAGCATCGCGGAACTGGATGCCGCCGAGGCGCTTAAACGTCTCGCGGGCCTCCGCCCACAGCAGCGGTAAATCGCGCTTAATAGCATCTGTATCAACCATGTTGATGACGTCTACAGGCAACCAGCGGCGGTTACCGGTCTTATCCGCGAGGAATTCATCTTCGTTAGAGGACCCCAAAGGAATACCACGACGAGCAAAGATGGTCGTAAACTCCTTAAATTTCGGAACCCATTTATCGTGGGTTCGCGTTACCCATGCCTTTATTGACTCAAGATCTTTTGTGTTCAGGCCACGCAACTCACTTATCTCCGCGACTAAACAGCCTCGCATCTTGCGCGCGAGGTCGTCATCTTTATCAGCAAACGAAATATCGGCAAAGAATTCCGGATCTGGCGAAAGAGCTGCAATCCCAGCTGATTTACGCAGTCCCTGAGCGCCGACGAGGATCGGCACCATATCAGCTTTAACGCCGGACTCCAGCACCCTGCCCGCCAGCGCCGTCCACATGTACAGGGACACCGCCCGGGTGTACGTCGTATCAGCGGTACCAAAGTGCGTATGGTAGAAAGATTCGATGCGCGGCACGCCGTCCCACTCCAGCCCGTTCAGCCAGGTTGTCGCCGAGTCGAACGGCTGCCGTTTTGCTACCGTAAACACCGCATCACGCATCAACTCTTTACTAACTTCTTTAAAACTGCGACGAGAAAGCAGTATCCGAAGCTCGCTATAATCCTCATCCCCGAAAGCACGCCAGCCATCAGTTTCCGCCGGTGCCAGCATAAGCGCATCCCTGAATATGTCGTAGCGTATGGCTACACCCGTAAAATCCGGACGCATCAGAGCCAGCACAACATTATCAAGGATCGCTTCGATGTCTCCCTTATTATCTCTACGAAAAGCCGGTAACGGCGCAGGCTCGGCTATGTCGGTATTTGTCAAATCGTCGAAATCGTCCACGCTGGCAACAGAACCACGCAGACGGTCAACCGCCGGGTTAGCGACACCAGATTTCTGCGCATGGGCAAAAATAGCCTGGTAACCGGTACGGTCTGCTTTCAGCTTATTCTCATCCCAGCGCGTTTCAGCTACCGCGATATCTTCTTCGCTGCCGCCGCCTGCGGTTGACCAGTCGATCCATAGTTGCCGCGCGGCATCTTCCCAGTCGGTACCTTTGAACCATGCCAGACGATTCCCCATCGATGCCCATGCGTCATGCTTCTCACTTTTCGGACGGGCGTCAGCCAGCACAGCCGGATGCCACATCACCTCGCGCAGGTCGTCGAAGGTCTGGTGACTGATGCCGTTCAGATCGACAGCACGCGACAAATCATCGTGGTCAACGGACGGCGCTTTTTCAGGTGAGGTAATTTCCGTTGTGCTGGCCAGCAGAATATCCACGGTGACAGGTGACCCCTCGAAACACTCGAACACTGCGCTTTCGTCAGGCCCGTAAACCATGTGGTCGGGGTTATAGACAGACTGATCCCACTTAACGGCATAGTCGTCCAGCAGGCTGATACAGTCTATCAGCCAGTTTTCCAGCGACGGGCCAAGGCGTTTGTATTCTTCGGGCGTAACAGGGCGATCAAGCTCAAAGCAGATACGCCAGCGCTGCTCGCCGTTTACGGCAGGGTGCAGATGGCTGGGGGTTGAGTAGGTGAAGCAGGAAAAGCAAGTTAGCGCATTGCGCAGCGCCTGCCATGTGGGTTCGTCGCAGCCGTCCATATCGAGGAACAGCGCATCGCGATCGCCAGCATTGAGCGCATTACGTCCGTTTGCAACATCCCGCATTGAGTGCCAGATATAGGGCAGACGGGACTTTTTGATACGCATCTGGTTCGGCGTATCTTCTGGCTCGATGCCAATGGCCCGACGCAGGCCACGCACCGTCCAGTAGAACGACCCAAAGCTCTTACAGATACCCGGCTTAGGCCTGGCGTCTCTGGCGTACTGCCCCGTTGAATAGCGTATTTCCATGGGTTACGCCTTTTTCGTTTCGGTCACTTCCTGATACAAGGCTTCCAGCGCACGAACAACCGAAAAACGCGGGTCCCTATTTTTACCTGACGCGATACGGCTAATTGAAGCCTGGCTGATACCGGTCCGGTTCTTAATGTCTACCTGCGTAAGCCCTGTGTCGTTCAGCGACGCGATGATTTCTTTTGGGGTCAGCGTTCGCATATGTCATATCCTCAAAGGTTGTAAATTCATTATTGAATTCAATAATAATTCAATAATGAATGCAATACCAGCGTAATATATTCAGTATAGAATATTCAGTCTTGAATAACCCGAATCCACAGGTATCGCTATGGGCTTTACTACTGAAAAACTTATTTCAAATATCAATTACTTAATGGCGAAACGCGGCATACCAAACGTGACCGAACTGGCTAAGCAGATACGCATTCCGCAGCCCACCATGCACAGGCTGCTTTCAGGGGAAAACAAAGAACCGAAGTACCCGCTCATAAAGCAGGTAGCTGATTTTTTTAGGGTAAGCGTCCCCGATTTGATGGAAACCAGCATGCCGAAGACTGGGGAGCAACAACATTCCGTCCCGGGGAAACCCGATACTTTACGGTTTAGAGGAGTTCCTGTTTTGGGAAATACCCAGCTTGGGCATGGCGGTTACTGGAGCGAAATGCAATACCCGGTAGGAAGCGGGGACGGGTATATACACTGGCCTTCGCAAGACGAGAACGCCTACGCGTTAAAATGCGTGGGGGACTCGATGATGCCCCGGATTAAAGAAGGTGAGTACGTCATCATCGAACCTGGTCATAGCTATACCCCCGGAGATGAAGTGCTGGTGGTCACTGCGCAGGGGGAAGTGATGGTGAAGGTTTTTTTGTTCGAACGCGACGGGGCTTATCACTTGATGCCTGTCAACGAAAATCACTTACCTGTTCGCCTGCAAAAAGACCAGGTGGTACATATCCAGTACGTTGCCGGGATCGCTAAATCGTCGCTCTGGATGCCCGAGTAGCACCCGCCACGTTTATCACAAGGCCACCCTTTGAGTGGCTTTTCTTTTTCTAAAAATAATTCACTTTTGGATTGACAAGGTGTTACCGCTTCTATAAATTCATTTTTGAATTCAAAAATCAATTTAGAATTCAAGTCGAACGGCGCGACTTAAAACCATGCGTCGGGACCGTGGCGAGGCAGGATGCCGGCAATACGGGTCAGTAAAAAATCAACCAAAGGAGGAAACCACCATGCACAAGTAAAGCGGTCAGACCGCAGCCGAAAGGCAGTGCAGCAATTGTAATGCTGCCCCGAATACCCGACGAGGGTAGCCAGATGCGGGTACGAACCGCAGCGCACGCTGGTGAGGGTTAACGATGAAGATGGTGTGCCGGTAAAGCAGTTCGCAAGCCAGACGAGCACCGGTTATTAGCGGCGACTGAGCGACAGACGACTCAAGGGCATGAGCGCGGCCACTGCGAAAGTGTGGCGAAGTTCCCTTTGGGGTGCGGTGAATGCGCAGGCTGATGCGCGGCTAAATGCATGTAGCCGGGCGTTCTTCGTCTAGCGACCCAGGACGATCCGACGGAAAACGCGGGTTCGAATCCCGCAGAACGCCATACCGGGGATCAGCACCGGCCATCGCACCGCCAAAGTGAACTGAATGAGGAAAGACGATGGATGATTACGAAGCGTACTTCGATAGCCTGGATGAAGGCGAAGAAGCCTTAAGTTTCGAGGAATACCTCGCGGCTTTAACCGCATCCCCCTGAATAATCCATTGCTGTGTGTAGTTGTTGCCCGGTCAGACTCCACTGCCGGGCTTTTTTATTCCCGGAAAGCGCGTCCCTCACGGTGCTATGCCCGCCCGCTGCCGCCCGCGATACGCCGCGAAACGCTCAACGAGATGATCGGCCTCCCTTCTGACGAAGAAGCCACAGCGTAAACACCCACCCACCCGGCCACGCGCCGGGTGTTTTGCAAAGAGCATCCCTTTTCGCAAAGCACCCGCGAGGACTATTTATGCCCGAAATTTGGAAACCTGCACCCGGATTTGAAGACCGTTACGAGGTCAGCAATTTGGGAAGAGTTAGAAATATCCACCACCACATTCTCAAACCGTCAAAACACAGAGACGGGTATCTGCATGCGAAGCTATGCGATAACGGCATCTCTCGCAACATATTTGTACATCGACTAGTCGCAACTGCTTTTCTTCCGACGGCCAAAAATAAACCAGAAGTTGACCATCTCGATGGCGACAAGAGAAACAATACCGTCGGCAATCTTGAATGGGTTGACCGTCAGGAAAATATGAAGCGAGTCGCTCGCAATGGTCGCCTGACTTTTCCCGATAATAGAGGTGAAAAGAATGGAATGGCAAAAATTACAGAGGCCATCGCTCGGGAGATAAAAACGCTGGGCGATTCAGTCTCACAAACTGAACTTGGTCGTAGGTACGGAATATCACGACGTGCGGTGGGTATGATTATTTCCGGTGCGAGGTGGCCCCATGTCTAAACGCCTTTATCTCGACCTCGAAACTTTCTCCGAAGTGCCGATAAAAAACGGGACCCATGCGTATTCAGAGGGTGCCGAGGTTATGCTGTTCGCCTGGGCGCTCGACGACGCCCCCGTACAAGTGTGGGACTTAACCGAAACCCAAAAAATACCTCTGGAGTTGCGTCTCGCGCTCAAAAAACCGGAGGTAGAAGTATGGGCGCACAATTCACATTTCGACCGCACGGTGCTGCGCCATGCAATGCCGGAACTGGCACCCGATATCACCCGCTGGCGCGATACTATGGTGCAGGCGCTGGCGCACGGACTCCCCGGCGCATTAGGCGCGTTGTGTGAAGTGCTGGGCGTTCCGCAGGACAAAGCGAAGGATAAAGGGGGTACGGCGCTAATCCAGCTGTTCTGCAAGCCTCGACCGAAAAACAGCAAACTGCGCCGGGCCACCAGCAAAACGCACCCGGAAGAGTGGCGGCGGTTCGTTGCATACGCCGGGCTGGATATCGAGGCCATGCGCGAAGTGCATAAGCGCCTGCCAAAGTGGAACTATCAGGGAGCCGAGCTGGCGCACTGGCACCGCGACCAGCGGATTAACGACCGTGGCGCCTGCATGGATGTGCAGCTCGCGCACGCGGCCGTCGAAGCGGTAGACCAGGAGCAAAAGCGCCTGGCAAAACGCACGCAGGCAATGACCGGCGGCGAAGTCCAGGCGGCCACACAGCGCGACGCCATGCTAAAACACATCGTCGAATCCTACGGCGTGATATTGCCGGACATGCAGAAATCGACGCTCGAACGCCGCATTGCCGACCCGGACTTACCCCCGGCGGTCAAAGAACTGCTGGCGATCCGATTACAGGCCAGTATGACCAGCACCAGCAAATACAAAACGCTGATAAAAGGCGTCAGCCACGACGGGCGCCTGCGCGGTACGCTGCAATTTTGCGGGGCATCACGAACAGGGCGCTGGGCGGGCCGGCTGTTTCAGCCGCAAAACCTCAGTCGGCCAACGCTGCCGCAGGAGCAAATAGACTTCGGTATCGACGCCCTGAAAGCCGGATGTGCCGATCTGTTGTTCAATAACATCATGGAACTGACCAGTTCAGCGTTACGCGGCTGCATCATGGCGCCGGAAAGCAAAAAGCTGGTGGTTAGCGATCTGTCAAATATCGAAGGGCGAATGCTGGCGTGGCTGGCGGGTGAACAGTGGAAGCTGGACGCGTTCCGTGAGTACGACGAGGGCACCGGCCCGGACTTGTATAAACTGGCCTATGCCCGTGCCTTCAATATCTCGCCGGACGATGTTGATAAATACCAGCGTCAGATCGGCAAAGTAATGGAACTCGGGTTAGGATATGGCGGAGGCGTCGCGGCATTCCTGACCTTCGCCCTTGTTTACGGCCTCGACCTCAACGAACTGGCGAACGCCGCGCTGCCGAATATCCCCCGTGAGGTGATCCACGAGGCGAAAAGCTGGTATGACGAATCGGTCAAACGCAAAGTAACCTACGGACTGTCGGAGCGCGTATTTATCGCTTGTGACTCGCTAAAGCGCCTGTGGCGCCGGGCGCACCCAGCTACCTGCGATTTCTGGCACGAGATTGAGCGCACCGTTCGCGCCGCCATTGCAACCCCGAAAAGAACCCTGTGTTGTGGTTATCTGAAAGTCCGGCGCGATGGTGCCTGGCTGCGCATCCAGTTGCCGTCCGGGCGCGCGGTCTGTTATCCGTCACCGACGATCGAGGACGGCGACATCACCTACCGGGGCGTTAATTCCTACTCGCGCAAATGGCAACGGCTTAAAACCTACTCCGGCAAGCTCGCGGAAAACGTCACCCAGGCGGCCGCCCGCGACGTTCTGGCCGGGAACATGCCGCTGATCGAGGATGCCGGTTACAGCATTGTGCTGACGGTACACGATGAGGTGATCACCGAAGCGCCGGACACCGACGATTTCAACGATACGGCGCTTTCCGCGCTGCTCTCCACAAACCCCGAATGGGCGCCCGACATCCCGCTGAACGCTGGCGGCTTCGAGGCGTACCACTACAGAAAAGATTGATATAGCTCACTTTATAGAGCTATGTCGATATGCTGAATTCGAGTAAATTAAAGGAACAATATTAATGCAGGAACTAACTGAAATGCCGATCACCTATCCACACCCAAGAGAATCATTTCCTGACTTTTTAAGGGAGTGCGGGTTCACCAATTTTGACCATGAACAGCGTGGGGCTTGTGACTGCTATCGTTTAGCGAATGGTGTAATTGTTAACCTTTACGCTACCCGTACTATTCAGCTTCAGGGTAACCCTCAAGAACGCCCCAATGTTGAATCTGCAATAATGGCCCATTTAGGAACGCCACCCGCAGCGGCACCTCAATCTGTTGAACAACCTGCTGAGATTCCAAAAAAGATTTTCATTGTTCACGGCCATGATCATGCGGCAAAGGAACAACTTGAGCTAATACTCCATAAACTCGGGTTGCCAGACCATTTCATTTTGCAGAATACTGGCGGGACTGGGCTCACAATTATTGAAGAGCTGGAACGTGAAATCGGTCAGGGGCAAACAGCTACCCGATTCGGGATTGTGCTTCTCACACCTGACGATATGGGGTACTCAAAGCGCGCCGGTGAAGCTGAAATCCAGCCTCGTGCAAGACAGAATGTTGTGCTCGAGATGGGTATGCTTCTTTCGTCCTTAGGGCGCAGTAACGTAGCTATTTTGCAGAAACAACATTTAGAACAACCTTCTGATGCTAACGGAATTTTATATCTGAACTTCAACGACCATGTACGAGAAACTGTTCCTCGACTGGTGCAACGGTTACAGCATTCAGGTTTTGAATTTACACAAGCTCAAATAGCTAACGCTTCCTCTTAATCAATCATTTTTCCTTAAAAAATAAAAACCCTGCAACCGCGGGGTTTTTTATTTGAGGTAATCCCCTATGTCATTCGAAAAACACGACAATCCGTTGTATTTCCGGTCTGCGCGGGAGGCTATGCGGCCTTGAGCAGGCTGGCGAGTATGACCGGGCGGCAAAGGTATGGGCCAAAGCCAACCGGGAATCACGCAACGCCGATTAAATCCGGATAGCATCCGTTCGCTTAGCCCCGAAGGGAGTTAATCACATGTCAAGCAAACGAAACCTGCGGCGTAAGCAATGCGGAGCCAAAATCCGCTACGCCAGCGCGGAGGAGGCCGTAGCCGCGATACGCATACTTCATCGCAAAAAAGGCCATCAGGGGCATATCCACAATTACAGATGCCCGTTTTGCCACGGCTGGCACATCGGGCATGCACCCGGTCAGAACGGCATCGGCTCCGCCTGGCGAGGCTGGAGCGAAAAAAGGTAAATCACTATGGCATTTAAATACCGGGATAACCCGCTGTATTACCGTTCCGCGCAGGAAGCTATGCGCCTTGAACAATCCGGCGAATACGACCGGGCGGCGAAGGTCTGGGCGAAAGCCAACCGCGAATCACGCAACGAACTTAACCAGGACTGGAGCGAACGGCGGAATGACTTCTGCCTGATGCAGAACATGCGCGACAAGCGTAAGGCGGTTAAAGAATGAGCTTACCTCCTGTGAAAGTCATCGTTATCACCATCGTGTTAATTGCGATTTGCCAGATACTCGCTGAAACATCGTGGGGCATCTGGTGATGACCTACGAACGTGAAAGCCTAATCGAAAAGTACCTCGTCGCCGAGGTGAAAAAGGCTGGCGGGGTTGCCTTAAAGTTCGTGTCGCCTGGCCGCCGTTCAGTTCCCGATCGCATCGTGCTGCTACCTGGTGGTCGTATCGTTTTTGTCGAATGTAAAGCCCCCGGCAAACCCGCACGCGCCGACCAGCTGCGCGAGCACGAACGGCTGCGAGCGCTGGGCTTTACCGTGGTGGTGCTGGATAGCAAAAATATGGAGGGAATATTGTGCGGGGAGCCTGGTACAACGAAATAGACCCGAACGCAGCGCAATGGCTGCGTAACCTTATTGCCGCGGGACATATCGCCCCTGGTGAAGTTGACGAGAGGAGTATCGAGGATGTCGCACCAGACGACTTGCGAGGCTTTACACAGTGCCATTTCTTCGCCGGGATCGGCGTCTGGTCTTACGCCCTGCGTCTGGCAGGATGGCCCGACGCTCGCCCGGTCTGGACAGGCTCCTGCCCCTGCCAGCCTTTCAGCGCGGCAGGCAAAGGAAATGGGTTTGCTGACGAGCGGCACCTTTGGCCAGCCTTCTTCCACCTCATCAGCGAGCGACGCCCTGAGCTGGTATTTGGCGAACAGGTTGCGGGAGTCAATGCCTGGTTCGATCTTGTACAAACTGACGTGGAAGCAGTGGACTACGCCTTTGGGCTTGTCCCGTTTCCGGCTGCGGGCGTCGGTGCCCCGCATATCCGAGACAGAGCTTATTGGGTGGCCGACTCCAGCGGCGACCGATCACAGTGGTGGCGGAAGCGCCTCAATAGCATTGAGGAAAATGTCTGGAGATCGTCGACCATCCGGCAACCCCTTGCACAGCTCCCTGAGGGACTTTGCCCACCTGGCGGGATGGTACACGCCAACCTGCAACACCAATCCACAGCCGGAGACAAAGCGCGGTCTGGAAACCTTAGCGGGCCGACAACCGAACTTACAGGATTATGCCTGCCTGAGTGGATGGCCGACGGTGACGACGATCGACAACAACCGGGTTCGGGGAGAGGGAGCCGCAGCCAATCATACCGAACGGGGAACGACTCTCGGCGGCGCAGCGAGAATCTGTGGCCCAATACGATTAGCGGCAGCTGGGATGATGCTGACTGGCTCCTCTGCCGGGATGGTCGCTGGCGGCCAGTTGAACCCGGCACATTCCCGCTGGCTCATGGGATTACCAGCAGAGTGGGACGACTGCGCGCCTACGGCAACGCGATAGTCGCGCCAGCTGCCGCTACATTCATCCGCTCGTTTATGGAATGCGCAGGATATGACCTCATCTAAAATCTTTATTCCCCGCCCTTACCAGGACCTCATCATCAACCACGAAATCGACATTCACCGCTGCAACATCTGGGCGGGCATGGGCATGGGTAAAACCGTGGCGACGCTCACCACGCTGGAAGACCTCTTCATGGCGGGAGCGGAGACACAGCCCGCGCTGGTTCTCGCGCCGCTGCGCGTGGCTGCCAGCACATGGCCTGATGAAGCGGTAAAGTGGGGGCATCTGCGCAATATCGAGGTGCAGCCGATTGTCGGTAACGCTAAGGCACGTGCTGCGGCGCTGGCGAACAGCAACGCCAGCGTGTTCACCATCAACTACGACAATCTGGTCTGGCTGGTGGAAGAGCTGGGCGGCCGCTGGCCGTTCGGTACCGTTATCCCCGACGAAAGCACCCGGCTAAAATCCTTCCGGCTGCGCGGGGGTGGCAAGCGTGCAGCGGCACTGGGCAAAGTGGCGCATAAGTACGCCCGGCGCTGGGTGAATCTCACCGGCACGCCAGCGCCAAACGGCCTGGTGGATTTGTGGGGGCAGGCGTGGTTTGTCGATCAGGGGCAGCGATTGGGTCGCACCTGGGGCGCGTTTACTTCCCGCTGGTTCAACTCGATACAGTTTCCGGGGCAGAGCTGGACGAAGCTGGAGCCGTTCGCTCACTCACAGGACGAGATACAGCGGGCGCTGGCCGACGTCACTATCTCACTGGACGCCGCCGACTGGTTCGATATCAAGGAGCCAATCCATAACGTGATCCGCGTAGACATGCCACCGAAGACGCGCCAGCAGTATCGCGAAATGGAAAAAGAAATGTTCCTCGAACTCAACGGCGAGGGCATCGAAGCGCCGAACGCCGCGGCAAAGACGGCGAAGTGTCTGCAAATCGCCAGCGGCGCGGTGTACACCGACGATGCCGGGAACTGGTCAGAACTGCACGACGCGAAGCTGCAGGCGCTGGACAGCATACTGACCGAAGCTGCTGGCGCGCCGGTGCTTGTTGCATACCACTGGAAGCACGACCTCGAACGACTGCTAAAAGCATTCCCGCGTGGTCGACACCTTGGCCAGTATCCGCAGACGCTGCGCGACTGGAACACCGGAAAAATCCCGGTGCTGTTCGCGCACCCTGCCAGTGCAGGCCACGGTCTGAACATGCAGGACGGCGGCAACATACTGGTGTTTTTCTCGCACTGGTGGGATCTGGAGCAGTACCAACAAATTATCGAACGCATCGGGCCAACCCGGCAGATCCAGGCCGGACACAACCGCCCGGTGTTCATTCACCACATCATCGCTGCCGACACTATGGACGACATGGTGATGGAACGGCGCAACTCAAAACGAACAGTGCAGGACATCCTGCTCGGTGCAATGAAAAAGAGAGGTATACTATGATTACTGACTTTATGACTGAGAGAGAAATTTCTGAGTTACTTCAGAAAAAACGAACCGCACTGTATAACCTTCGTAAGAAACACGGCTTTCCGGAGCCGGTACTCACTCACCCATCAAGGTACAGCCGTCAGGCAGTTGAAAAGTGGATTAGCGCTGGAGGTGTTAATCAAGCTGTTTGACATGCCAAAAAATCTTATCAGCATACAGCTCGTACGCCTCTTTCTGCTCCGGCAGCCAGTCATGTTTGTTATACACCGCCATTACCCCTCCCAGCTCATGCCCCAGCATCTTTTCGGTGACGTGGGGCATTACTCCCTCCGCAGATAAATTCGTTACAAGTGAGCGCCGGAAATCGTGCGTTCGCCACTCAGGTATATCAATCTTCTCCCTAAGCTTTTTCATGTACAGATTCGCCGATGAGCGGTCGATCGCTTTATCCATCTCCTGACCGGGGAAAAGAACATCGTTACCAACATTCAGCAGCCTCTCAACATAGGGCATAACCTGGTCGAATACCGGCCGGCGAATAACATTCCCCATTTTTGAATGGTCCCCAGGAGTGGTCCATATAAGGTCATCCATATTGAACTCGCTGGCAGTTGCAAGACGCAATTCAGACAAGCGGGCACCCCATAGCAACAGCAGTTGGTGCAGCACTTTATTGGATGAAACAATCTTATTGTTTTCCAGCGCCAGCCATACTTTTGCCAGTTCAGTGTAAGTAAGCACCCGGCTACCAACATCCGGTTTTTTACCAACATTTTTTACACTGAGTTTAAGCAGCTCACATGAGGGGATTAGCTGGCGGCTTATACACCAGTTAACGACGGAACGCAGCTGCAGGAGAAGCACACGCGCCTTTTTCTTATTGAGGCTTTCTTGCTTATCAAAAAAACGTACCCAGGCCGAAACAGGAATATTGGCTACAGGCGCGTCCTCGAACTGTGTGTACATGGTGTTGTACACAACCGATTTGTACAGTGTCTGCGTATTGGGTTTCAGGTCAGTGACGTACTTGTCCCACCACTGCTCCAGACATTCTTTTAACGTCAGTTCGCCGTCGCTACGGGCAAAATAATTTTTTGGGTTAACCCCCTTCGTGTACAATGTGCGCATCTCACCGACGACCACACGGGCTTCTTTAAGGGTTGTTGATGGGTAACGCCCAACGGTAAGGCGCACTGGCTTACCGTTCCAGCGGTAACGATACTGAAAAGAGATAGTGCCGGTAGGGGTAACCCGCGCGCTTAGTCCGTCACCGTCGGTGATTTCCGCCGGGCCGGAATATGGCTTGCCATGGAGACTACGCAGTTTAGTGTCACTCAGTGCCAA